AGACGGGTGTGTCAGTCCCTGCCGGTAAGAAAGTCGTGCTGGCGTCCAACGGCACGGATACGGTCAACGCGCTCAACTACATCGCAGACTTCGGCAGCAACTCGGCCACCATCACGCAGTTGACTGCGACCTCGGCCACGATCACAAACCTGACGCTGACCAGCCTCGTCATCAGCAATCTCAGTATTGCTTCGGCTAACGTCACTACTCTGACTTCTGCTTCGGCCACGATCACGAACCTTATTGCCACAACGGGGAATATTACGACCCTGACGGCAACGAACTTCACCAGCACCAACCAAGCCACCATCGACGGTATGGCTGTCGGTCAGGGCGTTGGGAACGTCTCAACAAATACGGCGGTTGGCGTGGATGTACTGTCTAACGCATCACAAACTGGTCAGGGTAATACCGGGTTTGGATTTAGTACGTTAAAGGCCAACACCAGCGGTAATAATAGTACGGCAATTGGAAACTCTGCGTTAATTGTCAATACCACCGGAGACTTCAATACCGGAGTTGGCTCGGCGGCGTTGTTTGCCAATACGACCGCAAGTTACAACACGGCGGTTGGTAGAGCGTCCCTGTTTACAAACTCAACTGGTGGTTCAAACACAGCAATTGGTTATGAATCTCTAAACAAAAATACCACCGCCTCCAACAACACTGCTGTCGGCTATCAGGCGGGGTATAGCAACACGACTGGTGATGTGACTGCTGTTGGCAGACTTGCCATGTATGCAAATACAACGGGTGGTGGCTCTACCGCCATGGGCGTGACCGCTTTGTATCAAAATACTACTGGGGGCAACAACACGGCATTGGGCTACGCTGCATTAAACTCCAACACCACCGCCTCCAACAACACGGCAGTCGGATATCAGGCTGGGTACTCCACCACAACCATTGGCGCTAACACGTATATCGGCGCCTACGCCGCATACAGCAACGTAACTGGAACTGAAATTACCGCGATTGGTTATGAAGCCCTTAATAAAAATACTGGCAGTTACAATACCGCTGTAGGTTTTAGAGCATTAAAAGAAACAACCTCCGCTGTCGAAAACACGGCGGTTGGTGATTCCGCAGCACAAAACCTAACAACTGGGTTTAACAACACAGCATTAGGTTCTATTGCTTTAGTTACCGCAACAACCGCGCAAAACTGTGTTGCAGTTGGTAGATCGGCGTTACGATTTACGACTACTGGTTCGCAAAACACCGCATTAGGTTCAGAAGCGCTCTACTCCAACACCACCGGCTACAACAACACGGCTTTGGGATATCAATCCCTATATTCCAACACTACTGGATATCAATCAACTGCGATTGGATATCAAGCGGGAAATGTCTCAAACGCAAATGGCGTTACTTACATTGGCGCTTTTGTTGGCCGTTTAGCAACAGGCGCTGGCAACCTTGGCGTGGGTGGTGGCGATTCAGCCGCTATTCTTCCAACTCTTTATAACCTTACTAGCGGCGCATATAACACTGCTGTTGGCCTAGGTGCGCTGGGCAATGCAACCACATCAAGTAATAATACCGCCCTTGGGTATACCGCTCTTGGTGTAAATTCTACTGGAGCGAGTAATACCGCTTTAGGAAGCGAAGCACTTCGATTTAATACCACCGCCTCCAACAACACGGCTGTTGGGTATCAGGCTGGGTATAGCAATACGACTGGCGTATCAAACACCGCCGTTGGCTACACGGCGATGCTTAACAACACGACCGGCAGAGCAAACGCGGCGTTTGGTGGTAATGACGACGGCGTAACGGCTGCTGCGCTGTACTCCAACACGACCGGAAGTTACAACACGGCGCTTGGCATAAGTGCGCTATGGTCAAACACTACAGCAAGCAACAATACCGCTGTTGGTTATCAAGCGGGGGCGGCTATTACAACTGCCGCTGGAGTTGTTGCAATAGGACATACATCCGCTACTACACTTACAACAGGAAATTATGGAACTTACATAGGATATCAAGCCACTGCAAACAGCAGCAGTGCAAGTTCTGAAATTGTTATTTGCGCTGGAGGAGCGGCCACGGGAAAAGGCAGCAATACTGCTTTTATTACTGCTAATTCTGGAAGCACTTACAACGGCGCAAACACAACTACTTGGGCAACGACATCAGACAGCCGCATTAAGAAAAACATTGTAGACAATAATGAGGGGCTTGATGTCATCAAGCAAATCCGCGTCCGTAACTTTGAGTACCGCAAACCGGAAGAAATCACGGAATTGCCGGAGTTTGCTGCCATTAGCAGAGACGGAGTGCAGTTGGGCGTCATCGCGCAAGAGATTCAACAAGTCCTGCCAGAATGCGTAAAGCAAGAATCAACAGGCGTACTGTCGGTCAGCACCGATCCGCTGGTGTGGCACCTCATCAATGCCGTCAAGGAACTCTCGGCGCAAGTCGAGCAACTCAAAGCCAAGTTAGGAGAGTAACAATGGAAGACAATAAACCCACCGCTGAAGAAATTGCCCGTCATTACAGCGCGGCGATGGATTCGGTCAACCTGTTGAACGCCGGTAAGCCGGAAGGCATGAAGGACGAGGACTGGGCCGATTGCGTGAAGCGCAACAAGGAACACCTTGAGATCATGCTTGCCAAGGACTTCTGGACGAACGAAGACTTGAAGCCGCTACAGGATGCCGCCAAGTGATCAAACTAGACCTCGACATCAACGAAGTGAACTTCATCCTCTCGCTGCTCGGTGACTTGCCAAGCAAGACGGGGGCGTGGCCGCTGATGGTCAAGATCAAGGAACAGGCTGACCCGCAGGTGCCTGTGCCGGATGAAGTGAAGCAATGACCACCGTGCAAGAACTGGAAGTGACCGTAACCAGCCACATTGATGTCTGTTCGGTACGGTACGAAGCGATCCATGCCCGTTTAAAGCGTCTGGAGAGGCTCGTGATCTCAGTCGGAGGCACGGTCATTCTGGTGCTGGTCGGTGCGTTGGGTTCCATGGCAATGATGCTGGTGGAGGCATTGCAAAAGTGACTGAGACGACCGACATCGAAATGTTCAAGGCGCAGGTGCGAGCCGAGTTGAACCGGCTTGAGGCGCAGTCTTCGGCAAAAGAAGTCGCAGGCAAAGCCATTGGCAAAGATGGCCTCAAGTACATCACGGTCATCGTGGTCATCGGTGTCGTTTCCAGTCTTGCTTTGGAAGGCGAGAAGATTGCGGCGGTAATGGGCCTATTGGGCGCGTCACTGACCGCGCTGATCTCCATGCTCAACAACATTGCCGGGGCTAACGAAAAGGAAGACAAGCCCGAGTTTGGCGTAATCAAAGAACTGATTAACAAACTGGATCGACTTGACCGCAAGGAAATGCCGATGCGTGTCGATGTCGAGGGCGACCATGTGACCGTGACCAAGGGCGATGATGTTGTGAGGGCAAGCAAATGATGACCATGATTAGTACCTTTCTGTCGTTCCTTGCGGGTGGACTGCCCAAGATTCTGCAAATCTTCCAAGACCGGCAGGACAAAAAGCACGAATTGGCTCTTGTCGCAGCCCAGAAAGAGCGTGAGTTGGCCCTTGCAGAGCGTGGGTTTATCGCGCAGGCACGGGTTGAGGAAATCAAACTGGAGCAAATCCAGACGCAGACGGCTGCTGAGGAACGCCAAGCCCTGTACAACCACGACATTGAGATTGGCAAGGGCGCGAGTCAGTGGATGATTAACCTGCGAGCCAGCGTCCGTCCTGTTGTGACCTACATTTTCGTGCTGGAGTTGGTCGCGCTGAACATTGCCGGGGTGTGGTACGCATGGCATCAAGGGGTGCCGTTTGCGGCTGCGATGGCCGAAGTGTTTTCGGATGACGAGATGTTGATCCTCAGCAGCATCATTGCGTTTTGGTTCGGGACACAGGCTTTTGGCAAGAAATGATTCACTTGTACATCGTTCTTATATGGGCGCTTGTAACCGGGAACGAGTCAAACATCGATGAGGCAGATTGGCAGTGAAAGTCAGCGCCGCAGCCATCGACATGATCAAGCACCACGAAGGGGTGAGGACTAAGCCTTACCGTTGTCCGGCGCTGTTGTGGACGGTGGGCGTGGGCCATGTGATTGATCCGACTCACGCGGCGGTGAAGTATGAGGAGCGCAAGAGTTTACCGGTACCCGCAGGCTGGGATCGCACCCTCACGATGGACGAGGTGGATCGGATTCTTTCTCAAGACCTTGGTCGGTTTGAGCGTGGTGTGGTTCGACTTTGCCCTGCTGCTGTTGGTCGTCAGGGAGTCTTCGATTCTCTCGTCAGTTTTGCCTTCAACGTGGGTCTTGGCAATCTCCAGCGTTCTTCCCTTCGGATGAAGACCAACCGGGGTGATTTTGAAGAAGCGGCAGAAGAATTCATGAAGTGGACGAAGGCGGCTGGGCGTGTATTGCCCGGTCTTGTCAAACGCCGTAAAGATGAGCAGGCTTTATATTTGTCGGGAGTTGCCTAGATGCCCCTACAAAAAGTTGAACTACGCCCCGGCGTCAACCGCGAGTCTACTTCGTACGCTAATGAGGGCGGGTTCTTCGCTGGCGACAAAGTTAGGTTCCGTTCGGGCTATGCCGAGAAGATCGGCGGCTGGCAGAGCATCAACATCAACGGCAGTACGTTCTTCGGCGTGTGCCGGATGCTGTGGAACTGGATCAGCAAACTCAATCAGAACCTTGTTGGCATGGGTACGAGCCAGAAGGTCTACGTGGAGCAGGGCGGCACGTACTACGACATCACTCCGCTTGGTAACTCGCTGACGCTATCGTCAAATCCGTTTTCTACTACATCAGGTAGTCGCCTTGTCACGGTTACGGCTTCTGGGCATCTCACGGCTATCGGCACGTACGTTAATTTCTCCGGTGCCACGGCAGTAGCCAGCCTGACTCTGAACGGCCAGTACGAGATTCAGTCCGTACCTAACGCCAACGAGTTCACGATTTATGCTTCGGTTACGGCTTCATCCACAACGACTGGCGGCGGCTCGCTGGTCATTGCCAAGTTTGATATTGATGCAGGCAACGCTGTCTACAGTTCGGGCGTAGGCTGGGGTGGCCCTCCTTGGGGATCAGGCGGGTGGGGCTCTTCCACGGGTGCAGGCGTCGAGATGCGCCTCTGGTCGATGTTCAACTACGGCGACGATTTGATGTTTGCCGAGCGCGGTGGTGAGATTTACTTCTGGACGATAGACACGACTTCGTGGTCTCGTGCTGTTACGTTGGAAGAAAAAGCCAACACGGCGATCAAAGGTACGACGCTTGGCGCGTTTGCCTCGGGCGTTACCACTATCGTTCTGGATGATACGACTGGGCTTGATACGGGCGCGGTGCTATCGGGTAGTGGAATCGTTAGCGGTACGTACGTCACGACTGCATGGGACTTCAGCAACTCAGTCACGATTTCGCAGGCAACGAATGCCTCGGCTACGCTTTCGGCTATCTCGTTCAGTTACTCCGGTCAGCACGTGCCGAACGAGGTCAATTACATTATTGACTCGCCAGTTAATGACTTTGTGATTTCTTGCGGCTCGACCCCGTACGACCCGACAAGTTTTGCCACGACGTTTGATCCGCTGCTTGTACGCTGGTCAGATCAAGGCAACGCTTACGAGTGGGTGCCAGCAACGACAAACCAGTCAGGCGAGCAGGGTCTGTCGCATGGCTCGTACATTGTCACAGCCAACAACACCCGTCAGGAAATCTTGATCTGGACGGACACGGCGCTCTTCTCCATGCAGTACGTCGGGCCTCCGTTCGTGTGGTCATTTACGCTGCTGGATCAAGATATTTCTATTGCATCGCAGAACGCCGTGCTGACGGTGAACAACGTGGTCTATTGGATGGGCCGCGACAAATTCTTCATGTACTCGGGTCGCGTTGAGACGCTGCCTTGCACCCTTCGCCAGTTCGTCTATAACGACATTAACTATGACCAATTAAGTCAGGTTGCGGCAGGAGCCAACGAGGGCTACAACGAGATTTGGTGGTTCTACCCATCGCAGAACAGCACGATCAATGACCGCTATGTCATTTATAACTATCTTGAGCGTATCTGGTACTACGGCAATTTGAACCGTACATTCTGGGCGCAGCATACGCAGCGCATCTATCCGTTCGCTACGTTCAACGTGCAGCAGGCATATCTTGCCACGAGCATCAATTCGTCGGTAACAACGATTGCCTTGACTGACACTTCAACCTTCCCGATGAGTGGCACTATTTCCATAAACTCGGAGAAGATTTCTTACGCTGCCAAGGACGGTAATACGCTCACCGGGTGCGTTCGTGGCATTGAGGGTACAACGGCGGGATCGCACGAACAGTATGCCTACGTCACGTTCAACGTCGCAAACCAAATTATGTTGCACGAAGTGGGTAACGATGATGCGTCGGTGTCTCCCGCACTACCCATTGAGGCATTTATTGAGTCGTCGGACTTTGACATTCAAGATGGGCAGAGTTTTGGTTACGTCTGGCGCATGTTGCCCGACCTCAACTTCACAGGGTCTACGGGATCAAGCCCGAGTGTGACGCTGACGGTACGGCCTCGGCAGAACTCTGGTTCTAACTATACGAACGCCGACAGCCCGACTGTCACGCGCACAGCGACCATACCGGTTCAGCAGTACACCGGGCAGGTCTATACCCGTGTCCGTGGTCGCCAGATGGCGTTCCGTGTGGACTCCAACGATCTTGGCGTTGCTTGGCAGATGGGCGTGATGCGTATTGACGTTCGACCGGATGGACGCCGATGACCGTTGCACGTGGCATATCTACGCCGAACTTGCCGGTTGCTCCGATTCAATACGAGCAGCGGTTTCAAGATCAATTTAGTAACGTCTTGCGGCTTTTCTTTAGGCAGGTAGCCAATCGGGTTAATTCACCGACCGCACATGCTTCGTATTTTGATACGACGACGCAGCCGAATCCGGTTGCGGATGCCGTTAATTTGTTTACTTACAATTCAGTCGTTACCCAACAGGCTATTACACGCGGTAACCCGACATCCAAAGTCTACGTTGCTCAGACGGGGATTTATAACTTTCAGTTTTCTGCCCAGTTAGATAAAGCCGGTGGGTCGGCAAGTGCTGTTTATATTTGGCCTCGTATTAACGGGGAAAACCTGCCGGACTCGGCTACTAAGATCGTTATCGACGGCCCCAACAACGAGATTGTGGCGGCGTGGAACTTTGTGCTTGTGCTGCAGGCAAACGACTATTTTGAGTTGGCTTGGCAGTCTTCGGACACCGACGTAGTTATCCCGTATGTAGCCGCAACCGGCAACATCCCAGCGATCCCATCCATCATCCTGACGGTGGTTTGGGTATCAAATTACGAGGCTAACTAATGATACTATCCATCAAACTTGACCCCGTGAGGGCGTTATGAATCAGAGTCAGTCCATGGCGGGTCTCGCCTCCCTAGTCCAGTCGCGTGGCAGGAACGGCGATTCCATGCTCGTCCACATGACCCCCGGCGAAGTTAAGGGGCTGCAGGCTCTGGCCTTTGCTCACGGTGGACAACTAAGCATCAATCCCGATACGGGGCTTTACGAGGCTAACTTCCTTAAGAAACTGCTGCCGACCATTATTGGCGCGGTACTGACCCCGCTGACGGGTGGCTTGATCAACCCGCTGACGGCTGGGTTCCTTGTGGGCGGTGTTGAAGCGGCACGTACGGGCGACCTTGGCAAGGGCTTGATGGCTGGCCTTGGCGCGTACGGCGGTGCAGGGCTTAGCACGGCTTTGGCTGGCACGGGCGCGGCGGCTGCTTCGGGAGCAGGGGCTGAAATTGCCAAACAAGGCGCGGCTGCGGCAGCAGAAACGGCAGGCACTGAAGCGGCTAAAGAAGCCGCCAAACAAGCGGCTATGAAAGAAGCCGCCCAGGAAGCAGTTCGAGACAAGATAAAGACCAGCATGTTTGGTCGCTTGCCCGAAGGCGTGGCAAGTTTTAAAAACATCGGCGCTGGTGCTGGGGAAATCTTTAAGACCGGTGGCGCTGGCCTTGGCGGTATTGGCGGCATGGGCGCAGCCGGGTCTGCGTTCGGTGCGCTTGGTATGCCTGCTAAAGCGGGTCTTACTATGACTGCCGCTAACGCACTTAGCCCCGACATGGAAATGCCGGAAGGCGGTGGCTATCAGATTGACGACTCCTATTACGAGTCTATGGGGTACAGCCCCGAGCAAGGCCGCTTCCTTGGCGGTCAGTGGCGTAAAGGCTATCCCGGCTTTCCCCCGCCGGGCATGGCAGGGGGCGGCGTAATCCCGGCCCCAAACGGTAACTATCCGTTGGCTAGACCGTCAGAAAGTGTTGGCGGGTATGAGATGGATATTGACCCGTACACTGGCGAGGAGCGGTTTGCCGCTGGTGGAGCGGCAGTGGGCCGACGAAGTTACGAAGAGATGCCGATAGACCCAGAGTTGGCTCGACCCAACTCAGCCAAGGCTGGCTGGATGCAGTACATGCAGCAGAACCCGGCAGAGCAACAGCGATTTATTGATGCAGGATATCCGGCAGAGTTTTTCCAACAGAACCCAGAGACTTTTACTGGGAATCGCCCGTTTATTGCCGGTAAAGACGAAGCAGTTAGAGCCTCTGAACAAGCACGGTTAGCGCAGCAGGGTATCGCTGCTCCGTCCACGATGCCGCAGTATCAATCTGCTCCTCAAAGTGCAGACTCTTTTGCTTCTTATTTGCAGAACCTTAATCAGTTCGTGGCTTCTCCAATTGCCGCTCCGCAGCAATCCGGTGGAGGACAACCGGGCGGCGGTCAGCCCGGTGGAGGACAACCCGGTGGTCAGTCGGGTGGTGGGGTCGGACAGCCCGGTGGCGGGAGACCCGGTGGCCCTCGTGGTGGTACTCCCCGTGGTGGCGGGGATTTTGGTGATATCGAAGATTTGTATAGCGGTAGCGGGAGTATGAAGTGGGATGCCAATCAAGGGCGTTTTGTTTCGGCCGGGCCGCAGAACCCGTTTGCTGGTGGAATGCCTACAGGTAACCCGTTCGCAGGGTTTGGCAACATAGATTTCTCTGCGATCCAAGACTATTTTAGAAACGCTGGCGCAGGGAACGGTGTTGGGCGCGGTGCTGGTGCTGGTGCGGGTTCCGGTGGTATGCCGGGAGGTCAGAATCAATTTGGCGGTGACCAATTTACCGGCCCGACTGACAATCAATTCGGTGGAGACATGGGCGGCGACGGCGGGATGATGTACGCCGGAGGCTCAAAAGACTTCGACGAAACCACTGGAATGTACCGTGGCGATACTAATCAGGGCGGTGCCGGAACGCCTGATTTTAGTGGCATGGACTTTAGCAACTTGGATTTGTCCGGCTTACAAAATCTTAATTTATCGGGTATGGGCGGCGCAGGCAGTTACATGCCTGATATGTCTGCGTTCGGCGGTGGGCAGGAGGCAAACCCGAATCCGTTTGCCGATAACTATTCCCCGCCCGCTGATATGGGCATGGGTGAAGTTGCTTATCGCGGGGGTTCGCCCAGTTTTGATATGACGGGTGGCGGCAGGGAATACACGCCTCCTCCTGAATTTTCTAGCGGCCCGATAGCGCCTATGCAGCCAGAGCAAGCCACTCCGCAAGACGCGCAAATTTCTGATGAAACGGGTCAGTACGATCCGGGCCGGTTTGCACAGTTCTTTTCTGGCCCTATGGCCCCAATGCAAGAGCCGACCCCACAACCTGCGGCTCAACCCCAGCCTGCCCCGCAACAACCTGCGTTTGACATGGGCGGGATGGATTTCAGCGGTCTCGCCGGTCTTGGCGCGTTGAGCGGTATGCCGTCACAAATGGCGCAGGCTCCAGAAATGCCGCAACAACCTGCCTTTGACTATGGCTCAATGATGGCCCAACAGCCTGCCCCTTCATTTGACATGGGCGGGTTTGGCGGCGGTATGGACTATGGTGCTATGCAACAGCCTGCCCAGCAGCCTGCTCCGTCGTTTGATATGGGCGGTTTCGGTGGCGGCGGTGGCGGCGGCATGGACTTTGGTGGTATGGATTTCGGTAGCATGGGCGGCTTTGCCGCAGGTGGCCCGATTCAATACGCCGCTGGCGGTAAGTTCTTGCGTGGCCCCGGCGATGGCATGTCGGATGACATCAAGGCGAACATCAATGGTGAGCAGGAAGCCCGGTTGGCTGATGGCGAGTTTGTCATCCCCGCCGATGTGGTTTCCCATATCGGTAATGGCTCAAGCGAAGCCGGTGCTGATAGGCTCTACAAGATGATGGCTAACATCCGCAAGGCGCGTACCGGAAAGACCCGGCAAGCCCCGCAAATTAACCCGAAGAAGTACCTACCCTCATGAAAGTAACCAAACTAGAAGTCAACGAACGAGACATTGACCGGATTTTTCTGGTCATTACTCGTGACTTCGCCAACGAGCACAGCATGGGCAAACTGAGTGCCTCAAACCATAACGCAGAGAAAGGTCTGCTCTGGGGCATCAAGAACATTGAGTGCGGTGCTTGGGTAGTAGAAGACGATGCCGGTAAAGTTCTTGGCACTATCGGCATTCACCGTACTTCTCCATGGTACTCGGACGAAGAGTATCTTGCTGACGGATGGTTCTACGTACTTCCTGAGTATCGTAAGACCGGCGTAGGTAAGATGTTGTTGGATGCGGCTACTAATTTTGCCAAGGAACAGGAACTGCCCTTAATTGTCGGCGTGTTCAATATGGATGACACCGGCAAGAAGATTGAAATCATGAATCGTATGGGGCTTAAACTTATTGGCGGCTTGTTCGCCACAGGAGTTTAACTATGTGTGGCGGCGGCGGTGGTGGTAGTTCAGCACCTACTCAACAAACAGTTACTCAGGTAACGATACCTCCTGAGTTGATGCCGTATGCCAAGAAGGTTCTTGGCACGGCAGAAAATCTTACATACAACCAGCCCTACCAGACTTATGGTGGGCAGCGCATCGCAGGGCTTAACCCGCTCCAGCAACAGGCGATGCAGCAGATTCAGCAGCAACAGACTGCTTCTCAAATTGGTCAAGCCACCGGTATGGCTGGGCTTGCTGGGCTTCAAGCCCAAAAGTTAGGGCAATACAGTCCAGCCCAATATCAAGGGTTAGACGTTAGTTACCTTGGCGCACAGGCTCCCAGTCTACAGCAGTACCAGATGGGGCCAGCAGAGCGTGTATCTGCCGACAAAGTAAAAGCCCAGAAACTACAGCAGTTTCAGATGGAAGGGCCAGAAAGCGTTGCGGCTCAAACTGATTTTGGTTCTGTCTCTGCACCCGGCCTTCGCGACATTCAGATGGGTGGGCCGCAACAGGTTCAAGCCTCTCAAGTTGCTGGCGCTCAAATGGCTGGGCCGCAGCAGGTTCAAGCACCGTCTGATCTTGAGCGATTGCAGATGGGGCCAGCCGAGCGTGTCGGCACTCAAGCCCTTGAGCAGTATCAGATGGGGCCAGCCCAGCAGGTTCAGGCTGAACGGTTTGGCCTTTCTTCACTTCAGCCATACATGTCTCCGTACATGCAGGACGTTGTGGAGACCCAGAAGCGTGAAGCGATGCGCGATGCAGCCCGTCAGATGCCGGGTGTGGGTGCTGCCGCTGCACGTGCGGGAGGTCGTGGCGGTAGCCGCGAGGCGCTTCTTCGGTCTGAGTCGCAGCGCAATTTGTCTAATCAGTTGCAGGGCATACAGGCTACCGGTACGCAACAGGCGTTCCAGCAGGCTCAGCAGCAGTATGGCGTTGACCGTGCCCAAGCGTTGCAGGCCGCGCTGGCTAACCAACAAGCGGGTCTTACCACGGGCCAGCAGAATCTGGCTGCACGACTAGGCGTCCAGCAGTTAGGCGCACAACAGGGACTGCAGGCTGCTCTTGCCAATCAGGCAGCGGGTATGCAGGTCGGTCAGCAGAATCTGGCTGCAGCACAGAATCGCCAGCAGTTGATGGCTCAGCAGGGGCTGGAGGCTCAGCGGCTTAACCAAGCAGCGGGTTTGACTGCTGGTCAAACTAACCTTCAAGCACGCATGCAAGCCCAGTTGGCTAACCAACAGGCTCAGCAGCAAGCAGCGTTGGCTAACCAGCAAGCAGGACTTACTGCCGGTCAGGCCAATCTTCAGGCTGCGCTTCAGACGCAGGGGCTTGGCGCACAGCAAGGGCTGCAGGCTCAGTTGGCTAACCAACAAGCCCGTATACAGGGAGGCCAGATGGGCCTCCAAGCGTCGTTGGCTAACCAGCAGGCTCGACAGAGAGCGGCTGAGCAGAATCTTCAGGCTAGGCTCGGCGTTCAGCAGTTGGGCGCACAGCAAGGGTTGCAGGCTGGACTTGCCAATCAACAGGCTCGTATGCAGGCGGCTCTTGCCAACCAGCAGGCTGGTCTAACTACCGGTCAGCAAAATCTTGCCGCACAACTCGGTGTTCAGCAGTTGGGAGCGCAGCAGGGTCTACAGGCTCAGTTGGCTAACCAGCAGTCTCAACTTCAGGCGCAACAACAAGCCCTTGCTCAACGTCAGTTTGGGGCGCAGTTTGGTGAGCAGTCACGGCAGTTTGGACAGAATCTTGGTCTTCAAGGTATCCAGCAGCAGTTGGCTGCGGCAGGCATGCTCGGCAATCTGGGTCAGCAGCAGTTTGCTCAACAGCAAGGTATCAACCAAGCCCAGATGGCGGCGGGTCAGCAGTTACAAGGTCTAGAGCAGCAGAGGCTTCAGGCTGCGTACGAGGACTTCCTCAACCGGCAGCGTTATCCGTATCAGCAACTTGGCTTCATGTCAGACTTGATTCGCGGTACGCCGACCGCTGGCGGGGTTCAAAGTCTTTACGGCGCACAAGCCAGTCCAATTGGAGCCTTAGCAGGACTCGGCGGTCTCTATATGGCCGGTAGAGGCCAGTAAGTAGGAGATGTAAATGGCACAGTCACTTCAAGGCATATCTGCACTTGATCCGCGAGTTGCGGCAACCGATAAGTTCATCCAAGAGAAGCAGATTCCTCCCGATCAGGTTGAGGACTTCTTGCTTGGCATGGGGGCTGACCCGCGTCTGGCTTCTCTGGTATTCAAATACCGCAAAGTGAAAGAGGCGGCAGAAAAACAGCAGAATGAAAAACCCTCGACTAGCAACGTCGCTGATGAAGTTTCTAACCAATACGCTCAATTAAAGCAACAGGAGCGTATGCGTCAAGGCGTGGCTGGTATGCCGACGCCTAATCTTGCACGTGCAGCGATGCGTGGTGGTATTACAGGTGAACCTGCACCGCAGGCGCAAATGGCTGGTGGCGGCATCGTTGCGTTCGGTCAAGGCGGCAGAACTTTCACGGTTGACCCAGAAGGTAATGTCGATATTGGTAGCGCAGGAGCCCTTATTCCCTACGAAGAGCCGGTTAAGCCCTCGCGTGCAGCAGGTATACGGGGCGCTCTTTCTAGAGGCGTGGGTGCTGCGGCTCGGTTTCCAATTAAACACCCGTTCATTACGGCTGGTTTGGCTGGTGCTGCGTATTTACTTGGTGGTGATGACGAAGAAAAACTCAAACAAGAAGCCAAGGTTGAACAAGCCGGGCTTAGTGATGAGCAGCGTGCGCTTCTTGCTGGTTACGATAAAGAGAATCCGTTACGCACTCCATCCGATATGGATATGCCGGGTGCGCCCAAGTTTATAGCGCCAGATACTAAGGTGCTTACTGGAGCAATTGAAGAATACAGAAAAGGTCTGCCGAAGACTCGTGAAGAAGCCATACAGCAACAGCAGGCTTTGGAAGATCAGATTGGTGAGACTAAAGCCATTAAGGCCCGCCGCGACAAACTTGAGCAGCAGTTAGAAAAATCTAATGTGCCTCAAGAAAAACGATTCTGGCTGGCGTTTGCACAGGCCGGGTTTGCGGCATCTGCTAAGGGTGCGCGTAACCTTTGGGAGACGTTGTCTGTTGGCGGTGCCGAAGGCATGAAAGCCTATCAGACGATGAAAGAGAAAGAAGAACAAACCCGTGAGCGTCTTGAAGACAAGTTGCTACAACTTGATAGCATGGAATCCGCAGTCAAACGTGGCGTCATTACAAGAGCAGACTCAGAGTACAAGCAGGCTAAGAAAGACGTTCTTGACCTACAGATCAGACTGCAAGACCAAAACAACGTGCTTGCGGATAGCCGTAACCGGTTCAATCTTGGTGTATACGGTACGAATGTTCAGGCCGCTATTGCTAAAATGGGTCGTGCAGAAAAGAAACAGTTTGAAGACCTGCAACGTCAGTATGCGCGCGATGCACGTATGGCTATGACTACGCAAGACCCGAAACTTCGTGCTGCACTTGAAGCCCGTTCACAAGAGACTCTTAGTGCGCTTAGTAACTTGGCTAAGACTGATCCGTCCGTTATTAGAGCGATGGTGGTTCAGCAACTTGAACAAGAATTCGTGCGACGGGGAGCGCAGGGAGGGGCACAAGGAGGAGCAAATAGTTCTGGCGGCGAAACCTATCTTGGTAGTATGTAAAAATGCCTCGTTACAGAGTCACGATGCCAGATGGACGTACGTACTCCATTGATGGCCCTGAAGGCGCATCTAAAGAACAGGTTATCGCCGCAGTACAACGCAAGTTAGGTGCTGCCGAAGAAAGAGAAACCACGCTAGGTGGCGAAGTAAAAGAAGCCTTCAAAGGCGTGATTCCCGGTGCTGCTGGGCTGCTTGAGACGGCGGCTACAGGTGCCGCTGCGTTACTGCCCGAAAGGGCAGAGATGGCTGTTCGTGGTAAAGCCGCTGAATTGGCTGGTGCTGCACGTGAAGCCTTCAAGGCTACTCCCGGTTACGAAGAATCTACGGGCCGTAAGTTCGGTGAGGCTCTCGGCTCGACTGCCCCGTTCTTTGCGCTTGGCCCACTTGGTGCGGCTGGACGGGCTGGTGCAGTCGGTCTTGGTGTCGGTGCTGGCGCAGGCGAGGCACGGCAACGTGCCGAGATGGAAGGTGGTGAAGAAGATAAAGGTCTCGCTACAGCGGCGGGTGCCGTTATCGGCGCAAGCGAAGCCATACCGGTATTCAACTTTGTAAAGCGTTTACCACGTGACGCACAACTAACCATACTAGATCGCATCAAGCGAGGCTTCCAAGCAGCCGGTGAAGAAGGCGCACAGGAAGCGGCATCGCAGATCGCCCAGAACATTGTGGCTAAAGGTTTGTATAAGCCTAGCCAAGAACTGATTGAGAGTGCTGGCGAAGAAGGTGCTTACGGCGCGGGTGTTGGTGCTTTTATTCAGGTTCTTACAGACATGGCGCTGGGGCGTCGTGTTCGCGGTGTTCAGCCGCCTCAAAGTGCTGAAGAAAAATTAATTGAGAAAGAACCTCCTCCGACTGCCCTTCCCGGTACGCAGGATTCTGTAAAGGAAGACGTAGCCCGGCAAACTCGGGAAGAAGAAAAGATTAGGGCGGTTATTGACGAAGAGAAAGATGCAGCCGATGAAGAGGCGCGGCTTGAGCGCGAGGCCGTTCAAGCCTATGAACGTGAGCAAGAAGAACTTACAGCGAGACGCGGTTATGACGAGCAGACTCTGCGTGAAGCGGCAGAGGCTGAAGCACTTGCACCCGTAGAAGACGAGGGTGTGCCGTACACGCCGCCTGAGCGTGAGGAAGAAGTCGCTCCGGTGGAGGAGGAACCTACTGTTGAAGAGCCAACGGTAGAAGCCCCAACTGTAGAAGAACCTGAATACACGATGCGGGATGCCGCCCTTGAGGTGTTCAAGGAGACGGGCAAGACCAACGTAGATACGTTACGTAATCGACTGGCTATTCCGCTACAGGAAGCCAAAGAACTTAGGCAGTCTTTAATTGACGAGGGCGTACTTGTAAGGCGTGGCAACACCTATATATTGCAGGAAGTAGAGACGGCTCCGGCTGCTAAAGCAGAGGAGGTTAAAGATGCAGACATACGCGCCAGAGATATTGAAGAAGTTGACGTTGGAGCAGTTGGAGGAAGCGATGTACTGCCTCCATCACGACCTGTATCCGCAGGACAAGTTACTGCAGAGCCTGCAGTTGCCCCAATGGAACGAGTTGGCGAACCTGCTGCAGTTGCTCCTGCGGGAGCGGAGATCGTCGAACCTGCACTAGAAGATATTGACGTTGCCCAAGAAGAACTTGAGGCAGCACAGACTCCATCTCGCGCTACAAGCATACGCACGGCTGCATTGGATTTCGTCCGTGCTACTGGCAAAGCAGACCCAATTAGTCTTCAACAGACACTTGGTATAGAACTTTCTGAAGCCAAATCGTTACGTGAGGCGCTGGTTGGCAGTGGCGCTATTGTTCCCGTACCGGGTAAGAAAAACCTGTACACGGTGTTTGAGGAACTCAAGACCACGCCAGTAACTCCAGCGCGTGAAGGCCGTATTGAAGGTGAGTCGCTTACCGCTGCCAGACCTGAAGTGCTTCAAGGTGCGCCACGGCCTGCTGTGCGTGAAGTATTGCCAGAGGTTTCTGAAGAAAAGCCCGGTGTTACGGCGGTCGGGAAACGTACACAAGTTAGTCCAGAGTTTCAGTCTACGTTAGACGATTTGCGTCAATTAGCCGCTGCACCTGATATGGAAGGTAGGCAGTACGGGCTTGATCTTGTAGGCGGCGAAGCGCGTGGTGTTACACGCAAGAAACTAAGTCCTGCCGAAGTTAACAATGCTAAGACTTTGGGACTTACTAAAGAAGCCACGGCATACGCTGCCAATCCTGCCGGTGTTGCTGAGCGTAGAACGCTGATTGAGGCTACCAAAGCCAAGCACAAGGGGCTTGTAGAACGAGCAGTCGCTCTGCAGAAACAAGAGTCAGATAACCGTAAGATTGGTAAAGAAAAAATATTAAGCGACGGATTTTTCCGTAGCCTATACGGCACTCTGTCAGACCCACAAATAACTATGGGTCAACTTGTTGAGGCTGAGAACAGGTTAAAGAAAAGCGAAGCCAAGTACGGTGAAGTTGTCGCTCCGCAGGTGGCGGCTGAACAGGCTACGTTTGAGGAAGACACAGAGTTCCAAGAAGCAGTTAAGACTCAAAAGGCTCGTGCCGAAGAACGCGAAGAAGCGGAGAAAACCGCCCGTGAAGAACGCCGTCGTACTCGTAAGAGAGACATCGGGTTACGTTTTGAACGCGGCAAAGGCGCAGGCATGGACGCTGATCGCGTCTACGAAATTGCCGTCAAGACCGCTGCTAACTGGAAGAACAAGCCGCGTATCTTCGTTGTGCAGTCTATTGATGAACTGCCAAAGACTTTGCGTGCCAGAACTCCAGATGACGTTAGCGGTTTCTACATCAACGGCGATGTGTTCCTGATCGCTGACAACGCTACCACAGAGGCTAACGTACGCGCCACGATGTTCCATGAGTCTTTAGGCCACTTCGGGCTTAAAAACTTGTTTGGTCGTCGTTTACGCGAAGTGATGTTAGACATCTATCGCACTAACCCCGCGATGCGTAAAGCCGCTGATGGATATTTTAAGAGGTTTCCAGACGCGTATAAGTACATGAATGACGCTGATCGTCGTTCTATGGCTATTGAAGAAGTCCTTGCCGAGGCTTCTTCTAAGGGAGTAATCAAAGACGCAGGTATACGTGCGGCGTTCAATCGTGTTGCTGCCATGATCCGCAAGTTCATTCGCGGTATGGGCATACAAATCAACTACAGCAACAACGATGTTCGTCAGATTCTTATTGAGGCGCACGATACGGTTACCACTCGTGAACGCGAGGCTAGACTCAGCCCGTCTGGCGAACCGATGTTTCAGCGCAAGCAGGCTAAAGAACGCCTTAGCAACGTCTTCGATGTAAACACTACTAGACCTAGTTACGACAACAAGATCGGTGACGGAGTACGTAGTTCGCTGGGCAACGTGTACGACAATTTGCGTGACGGGGCCATCTCGTTCCTGTCAATACCGCAGATTGCCGAGGTGTGGGCTAAGGAACTTCCATCTGTTGCTAAATTGGACGTACTACTTGGCAATCGTGGCGCGACCGAAATGCGTCGGCGTGAGGAAGTTAGCACCAACGTAACCAAGTGGTTTGAACTGTCTAACAACTACAAAGACAAACCTGAGACGCTTGAAAGATTCTTCAAGGTAGCGAACCTGACCACGGTTTATCAGGTTGACCCGCTCAAGGACTCGGTGCAGGCAGTCCTCAAGAAACCGAAGGACAAGATGACGCCCTTCGATAAAGTTTCTTATGACATTGTCAGAGAGTACAACAGTCTGCCTGCCGATCTCCGTAAAGCGTACAAAGACCTGCGCGAAGACTACGAGAACAAATCGCAACAACTCTTCAAGTTAATGGAGCAGCGGCTTGGTAAGGATGTTGTAGACAAACTCAAAGCCAAGTATGACGCGAAGCGTTTGCAGGTGTACCTGCCGCTCTGGCGCGATGGCAATTATTGGTTGTCTTATACAGACAAGAACGGCGAGACGATTGTTGCGGCATACGCGAGTGACCTTGACCGTCAGCGTGGTGAGGACGCTGCCCGAGCAGAAGGTGGTAAAGAGTTTTCTACATTCTCAAGACTGCGCGATGTTCGTAATAGTCGTCGCCCCCCGCCGACTGGGTTCTTGGGTGATGTAGTCCGTGAGATGGAGAACAAAGGTGCGCCGCAGGACATGATTGATGCGGTGTATGAGACTTTCTTGAACTATCTCCCGGCAGAATCCATCCGGCAGATGTACCGTCCTCGTGAAGCCTCGTTTGATATAGCCACGGGCGTTGATCGCTACGGCGTGTTCGGCTTTGAGCCTGATGTGTTTCAGGCTTACGCCAACGTGGCTACCCGCATGGCGAACCAACTCACGAACCTTGAGTACGCCATTCCGCTTGAAGAGACGATGAATGAAATCTACAAGCAGGCAGGTGGTGAGCGAGTCAGGGATAAGACGCTTGGTGCCGTATACAGCAACCTTAAGAAGCAAGTTGACTTCATCCGTAACCCAGAAAAGAACTGGCTGGTGGACGGGGCAAGTTACTTCAGTTACCTGTGGTTTATCGCCGGTAATATTTCTTCAGCACTCATCAACACGACTCAGTTGCCCATGGTTGTGGCCCCGCTTCTGATGGGTAAGTACGGCGTGGCTAAGACCACCGCTGCCATGGACAAGGCCATGAGCATGTATTTCAACGGTGGTTGGGATACGAACAATGCTGGTAAAAGTTCCTTCCCATCCGACTTTACGTTCGGTAAAGCCGCCAATCTAGACCGTAAGTACGAAAAGTTATATCAGACAGCCGTTGCTCGTTCGGTCATCCGTCGTTCAACCGGATACGAAATCACTGAAGCACAAAAGGCTGGCGTAAAAGACTATGTTGGCATCAAGGCACGGGTGACTCATGGCCTTGGCTGGCTGTTCCAAAACTCCGAACGTTTCAACCGCGAAGTCACTTTGCTTGCGGCGTTTGATCTTGCTTACGAGAGAACTAAGAACGTAGACAAGGCTATCGAAGAAGCCTTGAAAGTAGTCAACGACGCACATGGCTCTGCTCTTGCCGAGACTGGGCCGCGCTTGTTCCAGCAAGGGTTTGGTAAGGTGATGTTCACCTTCAAGCGATTCGCTCAAGCGCAAATCTACTTGCTCAGCAAACTGTTTAAGCAAGCATTTGGCGATGCTGATGCTGAGACGCGGGAAGTTGCACGCGGCCAGTTGATCGGTATTTTCGGTTCGTCTTTCCTCATCGCCGGTCTGCAAGGCATGCCGATGTATGGCGCAGTAGAGTTCTTAGCGAACCTGCTCATGGGCGATGATGACGAGCCGTACGACTTCAATGCTTACGTGAATGCCAAGTTCGGTGAGACGGGTCGCAAGGGACTGCTTAATCAGATGATCGGTGTGGACATTGCATCCCGTACCGGCTTCAACGGAATGCTCTGGCGCGACGATCCGAAGCGCATGGCTGAAGTCGGGCCGTTCTTGTATACGCTAGAGCAGGCACTGGGGCCAGCCTACGGCGCGTTCCTTAGCGCACAGCGTGGTGTAGAACTCTTTAACCAAGGTGAGTACATGCGGTCTATTGAGGCTCTTACTCCATCCTTCGTACGTAACGGGTTCAAGACTTTGCGTATGGCAGAAGAAGGCGTAAGAAATAAAGACGGTACGCCTGTCGTTGAAGACATCAGTCGCTATAACTTGATGATGCAGGCGGTCGGCTTCAATCCTGCCGAAGTTGCAGAAGCCCGTGAACGTGCTGGTGTTCGTGCCAAATTTGATAATAAGTTACTGAAGCGTCGTTCGGCTTTGCTCGACCAATACTACGCCGCATGGCAAGAAGGAGATCAACAGGGTATCGACGACGCCCTAAAAGATATAGAAAAGTTCAACGCCAAGAACCCCTACAAAGGTTTGGTTATATTCCCAAACACTTTGATAAAGTCCGTGACCATGCGGCAGCGTAGACAGTTTATGTCGATTGACGGTCTCTACACTAACCCGACCTATATGCAACGAATCAACGAACTGTCTGGGCAAGACTAGCCAATACGCCAGACCCTGACGCCAAGATGTCCGTCCTTGGACGAGGTATAAGCCTTCACCCTGACCTTGGCGATCTTGGCGCAGGTGTCTAACTTATACAGCATCTCTGCCGGTTTGACGGTAGGCACGAAGAAAGAATCCCCGACTTCCATACCGTCAAACGGAAAGACCCACTCAGGCTCCTGAAGCCTTGTCCCCGTCATCTTTGAACTTCTCCAAGAATTCCCTAGTTACGGCAGGATCAGCACGGAAGGCATAAGTCCATATCGGTGAGGTCACGCCACCTTTCCACCCCGTTGAGAGCCGCATCTTCTTGGCATCTACAAGGGTTCCCTTCGCCTTCAACACCGTCTCCATCTCTTCTGTGCTGACGTTGCACTCCGTGACTAAATACTTTCTTAACTCAGTCTTGGAGATGTACTGCATGTTGGTGTCTATTTCGATTCGCGCCACGATGGCACCGTAGGCATCTGCGATCTGCCTACCTTCGTTGAACACGAGAATACCGTTCTGGTACTTGAGCAAGAACTCCGTGATCAGAGCCTCGTAGTCCACCTCGCCGTCTTTGATCGTTTTGTCTCTGACCATAATTGATTGCACCAGTACGTAGTTGAACAACCTTTCTAGGTCGTAGTTGACGATGTCGGCTTGAATGGCTAACTCCAGCCCAGCGAACGTGGAAGCGATGGCGTTCTCGTAGAACCGGTACGATGCGTCCGTGCCGAACCGCGACTGTCTGATCCGCTCGTGCCAACTGTTTAGTGTCTTGGTCGCGCCCTCGTCGCCCACGTGCATCAAGTGCTTGATGTATTCAAACCCGGCCCACCCGTAGTTGGTGTTGAATGGGTCAAAAATTTCTTCACCCAGTCTGGGGTTGTCTGCCATGGCCGCAGGCCGATTGATGCGGAACTCCATGTAACGAGCCATCTCGCCAGTTGGGTTGCGCTTGGCTGCGAAAATCTTATCCCGCATGGACTCGTTAGATGTCATCAAGCACAGTTGTGACGCAGTCAACTCCTGCTCACGCTCGGCATTGACGCTCGACTGCAACCGAATCTTGCCCTTGCCTTGTGCGACGGAGTGGATCAAGTTTGAAAGTTCTTTCGGGTCTTTGTCCTTGACCTCGTCCAAGCACAGGATAATGTTCTTCAAGTTGAGGGCGCGTTGCACCAGACCGTTATCGGTCGCCTTGTATACGCTGACGTTCTTGGGATTGGCGAACACGCTACTAGCCGCAAGCAGCGCACCAGTCTTACCGCCACCAGTGTTGCCGGTGTAGCAGAAGGTCATGCCGCTCGTGGTGCAGTAGCGCATCAGCGGAGAGCCGAACGCCATGCCAAGAGCAAAGGCATGCATCTCAAATCCCGGCGTGTTCAGTTTATTGGCACACTCCTGCCACTTCTCGTAGGAGCCGTGTGGCTCAAGCATCTTGGCGATGCTCTTGACCATCGGAGACACCGGAGCATGCCGCTCCTTGCCGTCCCGTGTGATCTCTACATTACCAATAACGAACGCATCGTTTTCTAGCGTCCATCCCATCTGACCGCGTACCTGTTCGGCAGCGTCCTGCGACTGTAAGTAGTGCGCCCATTTCGTCATGTATTCCACCAATTTAGGCCATTGTGTTTGCGTGGGCGGGGAGATACCCGCCCTGCCAAGCGTTCGCTTGAATTCGTCCAGTGACTGCATCGACTCGTGAGTCAGTTCAAACTCGCGAACCTCGTGCGGCAGCAACGCACGGATTGTGAATATCTCGCCCTCAGTACGGCTGTACATCCGCTTGATAGGAAAGAAATCATTAGTTGATATTAGAGTCGGTTCTGGCTGGTATCGTGTTCCGTCTTCGTCAACTTCGGCGGGTGGTAGGAAATAAATTCCTCCGGTTCGTCCACGTACATAGGGACGGATCGCAGGTGGAAGTACCGGAACTTCTTTGGAATCCTCTTCGACCCGAACTGCGTTCTCCTTGGGGTCTTCCGTGGCTTCGACAAAGCGCCGTCCAACGGCAAGAGGGTTTGTGATACGGCCTCGGAAGGCGCAGCCGTCGCACTTGCCGGGGTTGAGATCGTTGAACTTGTCACACGAAAACGGTTTACCAAAAGACTGATTAGCCTTGCGAATTGTTGCTTCATAGTTGTACTCAGGGTGGTCTTCAGACATCAAGTGAATGGATGCTTCCCAGTCGGTGCAGTGCCGTGCGATTGACAGCCCTGCGTACCACAACGGTTCTTCCAACGTGGTAGCGTTAGTTAGAATATGCTTAATCTGAGCGCAGCCCTGATCGCTCAGACTTTTCTCTGCGATGTCTTGGAACGTGGTCTCGTAGTTGTCGAGCCGCGCTATCTTCTTCGTGTCCTCATCAAGCCCCTTCGGCAGGAGATCAAGAATTGATCCACCAGTGCTAACTTCGCCTAAGTAACTCTTAAACATGTCGAAGTCGTACTCGACGAACTCCGTGTCCAAGAACTTGGTCGGTGCCGGTGGGTCGGTCTTGTAGTTAAGTGTCTCGGGGCAGCGCAGGATACGCGCTGCGTCTGCCGTTACGGCAGGATCAATCTTGAGATAGTCCAAGCACATCTGCTTGAACTTGGTGGCGTAAGCCTTCCATTCGTCGGTCGGTACGTCACGGTCAAGAATCCAGTAAGCATGCACCCCACCACCCGAATCCACACGGACAGGAGGCGGCAGGTCGTACTGCTTGACGAAATCGTCCAACGCAGCAAGTGCTTCTTCTTTGCTGCGGTACTTCTTGTCGTTCTCGCCAACGTCAAGGTCAATAAAGAATGTCTTGCAGAACTGAGCGTAGTCAGTCTTGCGGCTGTGACCCTTAAAACTATTTAGTGCTACGAATACATTCTGGCCTCCATTTGCAAACTCGTTAATCACTACAACCAAGTCGTCGAGTGTTTCCACGAAGCGGTGAGTTGTTTTGTCATTCTTGATACCGGCAACACAGTAAACACCCTGCGACGGTAATGCTTTCTGGTAAAATTCTTTTTGCATACACTGCCACAGATAAAAAAGGCGGGGTCAGCAGTCCCCCGCCAGAGAGGTGTCAAACAAACCTAAATCAAAGATTCCCTCCCAGCATTTGAGAGATGTATATCTTCGCGTCGAGAGAGTTACGAGCGGGAAGTACACCCTGCTTCATGTCTTCCTCAATGAGGTAGATGAAGGCTTCGATACGAGTGCGCTTCTCTTCCCTTATACCCTGTCCTCTGAACCACGCATAGACCGTAGTTCGTGACGTATCCAACGCTTTAGCCACGTAAGCCGCAGGGAGGTTAGCCTCGACACATACTCTGCCAAGTTTCACCCCCAAGCGGTTGGGGTCTCCGTCTTTTAGCGCGACTAAGAACTTGTCGCCGTATGAGCGAGGCATGGTAACTCCTTACTTCTTCGCCCACTTCTTGACAACGTCGGCAACGTCTCCGTTAGGAGCAGCCTCGGCTTTCTTAGTTGGCTCACGCAACTTAGGTTCCTGCAAAGCAGCAGGGCCAGTAACGATGGGGCCAGAAGTCTCACCTTCGTCTGCTTGATACACAGTCAACTTAACGGCTGCTTCTGCCGCTGCCGAGTTGCGCTGACGGGTAATAACTTCAATATCCGATTCGTCCACCGCTGCAACGGGTGAGAACAGCACCTTCGGTACAGGCGACTTAGTGTCGAACTGCATCTTAGTTACAACACGCCCTGCCGAAATGTCGTTGCTAGCCAACATCTGAATGTAGGGACGGAACGGATACTTGCCGCCTTCTTCCTTGCCAAAGCAAGACGTTGCAGGAAGCACCAACTGCATGACATCACCGCCGGGATTATTCGGCAGCACAACCGCAGTTCGCCAAGACAAACGGCATGCCGCGCCGCTGCCACCCTGACCCGATCCCTTGACCGACCACTGGCAAGAATCGCAAGACTTGGCTTGAGGATTCTTTACCTCAACGTCAGGCGTCTTGGAGTCGGTTGACCAGCAGATAGGTGCGATCTTCTCGCCTTCCTTGTATGCACCAGAGTAGTAGGTGCGGCTAGCGGTGTGAGCCATCTTCACAAAGATGACGTTCATGTGCCGGTCTTCGATAGACGCGACTTCCTTGCCACCTGCCATCTTGCGGAATACGCCGCCCTTGATGCTGATGCGCTTGACCCCGCCAGTGCCGCCACCGGCTACGGCACGAGTGTCATCGTCGAGTCCAGTCTGCACCGTGGCGATCTGGTTCTTCAAACTGACTATGATGTCGTTACTCATAAATCCTCACTTACTGTTTTTGCGTACTGTTACACCGAACTCTCGCATCACGTTGATGCCGGGAGGTAGCCCGTCATCTTCATGACCGTTGAGAAACTCTCTGAAGTTGCTCTGATGTATACGCCGCTCAAGCAAGTGCGGAGCCTCGTTATCAAGAACAAACTTGTAAAAGTTATCCCAGTCTTGGCAGAAGAAACGCTCGTTCAACTTCCGCATAACGGTGCCGTGACCAGTCTTGATACTGTCAGCGTTCACCGAGTTGCAGATGTCGAGTAGCGCGGCTTCGATCTGTGTGGCTTCGTCTTTGAGTGCTTTGTCAGCAGCCTCAAATTCACGTAGTAATCTTTCGCGTTGATCACGTATGGCAATAAACGCTTCGACTAACTGTTCTGTATTCACCGTATTCACTATGCCTCCTCACTGATTACGTTACTGTACAGGTCAACTATTTTTTGATGACTGTCTACCTTGCCTTGCAGCATGGCATACATCTTCTTCTCAACATCCGAGCCTTGCAGGTGAACAACAGTCATCTTGTTCTTCTGCCCGACTCGTTCAATACGTCCGATGCACTGCAGATAAGTCTCTACGCTCATCACTGGCGACCAGAACACAACGGTGTCAGCAGCAGTTAGCGTGATGCCGTGCGCTGCAGATTGCGGCTGAATCACAAGCACTCGCGGGTCGGTCAAAGATTGGAATCGTTTGATGATCTCTGCGCGTTCTTGTGCTGCAACTGAACCCTGTATGACCTCGCTCGTGAAACCTTCGCTAGTTAAGAACTTCGTGACTACATCAATAGTATGGATGTACGGAACAAATACTACAACCTTGTTTGACGTTTCATCAAGTACATCTTTCAGTTCGCGCAGTCGCGGAGAGATGTCGAACTCAATGACTTGCTGCTTGTCGGTATACACCGCACCGCCGCTGATCTGTAGAAGTTTATTCAACGATGCTGCTGCGTTTACGGCGGAGATTTGTTCCCCTGCTGCTTCAATCAGCATCTGCTGCTTTAGCGTTTTGTAATACTTTGCTACCTGCGAAGTAAGCGGCACATCGCGTGTCTGATAAGTAAGTTCTGGTAGATCAAGACACTCTTTCTTGGAGTACCTCACTGCGGGCTGTAACGCTCGGTGTACTTCTTCTTTGTGCGTCGGTCTAGGCAACCACTTAAAGCGGCTTACCTGCTGCATAACTTTATCTCGCCACGCCGTCGTGAACTTCGGCACGCGCTGGGGCGACACGAGTCTTGCAAGACCAAACGCATCAACAGGTGACTGTGAGGCGGGTGTGCCAGTCATCATCCATAGCCACGTGTCGGGCGTGAGTAGTTTGGCTAGGGTCTTCCATCGCTTCGTCGATGCCGTTTTGTAAGCGTTTGCCTCGTCAACAATGATCAAGTCGAACTTGGCAGCGACGAGTTCATCGAACACCACGTGTGTGCCGTCGTAGTTGATGATCGTGAAGTCGTACTCGCTCTCAATGATCTTCTTTCTTTTCTCGCTCGTGCCGTAGGCCACGGCGCACGTACGGTGCATGGCAGTCCTAAAGACATCTGCTTGCCACGCCGAATACATGATAGATAGAGGACAGACCACCAAGACTTTCTTGATGATCCCTAAGTTCATTAGATAGTCAGCGGCCCAGATAGCAGCGGATGTCTTGCCCGTACCTGCCTCGTTGAAACAGAACGCACGTTGTCTAACGGACAGGAACGAAGCCGTGTCTCGCTGATGTTCAAACGGCTTGTATACGCCGGGCCAGTTGTAGTCTCGCAATATGGGTGAAGGAAGTTTTGGAAGAGTTATGTTCGGCTGCGCCTGATCAATGATGGCGCTTGCTACAGATACTTCCTTGTGATCCCAGAACAAAACTATTTCTTTACTGTTGCCTTGTGACTTAGTGATCTCGCACTTCTCTACATGACTGTAGATATCGTCAGCAAGGTTGTAAGGAATACTGAACTGTAATGCTTGGTTTTCAACTATGTTCATACTGTACCTATTTGTAAAAGCCCGTCTCGTGGGCCAGACGGTTGACGCTTAAGGTGGAGGCTGTGCGGGGGGTGCCCAACACGCGGGTGCCTTACCGTCAACTGACGCGGTTTGCGGTATCACTCCCGCAGGGGAAGGGTGAAAGAAAACCCCATCCAACGCACTCACGCCTTACGTTGAATTACTTCATCGCTCCGCTCGACTTGCGACGGAACGAACGATTCTTAGATGGTGCCTGTAGACGAGTGCCGTCGCGGTTGGTGCCGCCTTTCGACAACGCCCTTACATGTGCCACATCTTTACCTTTTCGGTCAATGCCTTTTTTGTCGTACGACCGACGCGCACGTTGTCGCTCCATACGATCTTCATGTTCGTCACGCGCTACCTGCTTTTTGTACTCATGCTTGTAGGGGCGCGGCTTGTTTACATACGGCATAACTACCTCACCTTGTAGAACTTACATTTCTCGACCGGACACCAACCGCACAAGCCAGTTGGTTTCTCAGGCCACATGTTGTTTTCGTACGATAACTCTAATCTATTCAAATCGGATGCAAACTCCATCCAGAGTTTGTTTATATCAGAACGCGAATACTCTTCCGGCACGAACGAGTTCCTAGTTATGAACAGCAGTCCCGCCTTGATGTTGACCACCTCTGGGAAGTGGCAGTAAGTCATCAACGCCATCAACTTCAACTGCTTCGGGTCAGGATACTTATTGCTGCCGGTCTTGTAGTCGATGATGTATGCATCCTCACCGTCCACGATCAGCAAATCAACAATCCCACGAACCCAACGGTTCTCGTCGTCAAACTCACACGGCGTCTTGTCCAGTCGCAGCCCCATCTGATATTCGGGGTATCGGTTTCCCGGTATCTTCAAGAGTTCATCAAGCACAGGCTTGTAGTGTGCGTAGTGCTTGGCAAGCGGCTTGCCTTCGCGAACGTAGTCTTCGACAGCCTTGTGAACCTCCGTTCCATACAACATCTGCTCTGTAACTTTCTTAGTTACAGACTTGGCAACCTTAACTTCGTAATACTGCCGAGGGCAGTTCACAAAGTCTTTAAGGCTACTGTACGACCATTGAATCATTCGTTGTCACCCTTAACGTGGACACCCAAGTCAGCCAGTTGTTTGCGCTGCTTAACTATGGTCTTCCAGTAACTATTGTTCAGTTCTCTCAAAGTCTTCATGTAGATTTCCTCCAACCGTATGTGCTCCTTCAGCAGAGTAACTTCTGCCTCAAGTTCCTTTATACGATCAGCACTCTCCATAAGACTGTCCGTGTTTAGTCTCACAGGCCACAGGCAGACCTTTAGCCCAGTCCGGTGGAGTAGACATTACTTGTGTTATGAACGCAAGGGCGTCTTGAAGTTCACTCGTGCGTACCACGATAACGGCAGCGTCATGCACGGTCAGCACGGGCCTGTATCGCTCACGTAGTTTAAGCATCTGCTCAGCCACGATGATACGAGCAAGTGCCTGCACCACGTTCTCGACTACCGAACCTCCCCAGATAGATACAGCACCCTTGCGGGAGTCGTAGGTCATGCGTTCATCTTCGATACGCAAATTCGGGTATCGGATATACAATCCATTAGGCAGTCGTAGACCTGTGCTGTTTACTCTTACTGCATCGTGTTGCCCCAACGAATACTCATTCATCTCGCTAGTCCAACCTGCGATATGACTCAGCGCCATCTCTGAATCACGCCACAAGTCCACGATCTTGTCGTTGATGCTGCGATACAAGTTCACGATCTGCTTGCACTCGTCCTCTGGCAAGTCGGCTCCCGGCGGCTGCGTCTTCAGAGTGTGCCGTAACTTCGCTGCGCCCGTGCCGTAGCCAAGTCCAAGGATGCAGGTCTTACCTACGAACCGTTCGACGGGATCGGCCTTGCTGATCGGTCGCTTGTAAATCTTGCTAGCGAACCTGCTGTATACGTCATCACCCTCGCGGAACTGCTCAACCAGAGCATGCTCTCCTGCAAACCACGCCAGAACCCGTGCTTCGATTTGTGAACTGTCACAGTTAATAACGGTGTGGCCTTCGGGCGCGATCACCGAGTTCTTCAGTGTCTTCTTTTTCTTGTCGCGGCTAGGCAGGTTCTGGAAATTAACCGAGTCAGTCCCGGCCCAACGGCCTGTGTGAGCGCCGTAATACTTGAGCGGGATAGGTAGCCGACCGCGATTCCTAGCACCAATACCGATAAAGCGTTCAATGCGTGACTCCTCTATGGTTGACTTAGTACCCAAACGCACGGCGCACAGTTGCTGTACAAGCGGGTTATCGGATTCCAGTAATGCGATAAAGCCCTCGTCGTTCTTGGCGAGAGCGAAAGTTTCCTTGTTCGTTGTGACACTGACTTTCTTGGGCGGCTCGACACCGTGTTCTTTTAAGACAGCAGCGAACTGCGGGTTGCTTGCCAACTTCTTGCGTACATCTTCTTCGGTAGCCGCGCCGAGTTTGTCCATCAGACCGCGCAGCAGTTCAGACTTCTCCTGTTTGATTTCTTCAAGACGCTGTAGCAACAAGGCGTCGTCAACATGCAGCACAGGTTGCGTATACATACGCAGCGTCATGTCGATGAGGTCTAGTTCGGACTGCGGGAACCCTTCGGCAAGCAGAGCGTTGAACAACCTGAAGGTGAGTTGAGTGTCGTTTATGCAGTATTCCGCATAACGCTCAAGTTCTTCTTTGTTGAAGTCAGCGCGGCGTTTGCCAAGAGCGTTGACAACCTCTGTACCTTTCTTACCCAACGAGTACCGCTCGACTAGTGCGGCCAGCGAACCTCCCGCATCAACACCATGTATTGCACGTGCCATACACAGCGTATCAAAGTAGTACGCCGGGACTATGTTGAAGATGAACGACAGGATCGCACCATCGAATTGAGTATTATGGCAGAGCAGCGCGGAGTTGCTCCAATCAACTTGCCCAAGCCATGCCTTGATCTCGGCATGCGTACCGCTGAACCACATCGGGGCGTCATCGTCGATCTTCATCGACACGCCTATAACTTCAAACTTAGGATTGCGTACGTACTCCTCAGTAGTCAACCTGCTAAGGCTGAAGTCCTTGGCGTAATACGTTTCAAAATCTAGCGTTACAAAACTCATGGATCGACGCTCCATGTTTCTGTCTGACGCTCAAGCCTAGGCCACTCAGATTCAGTGATGAACGACTTGTCTTGCACGAGTACATGATTAGTGGGCTGCGCCGTAAACCTGCCGTTGTCTAACTTGATGAAGTAAAACTCTTTGGACTGTTCTGGTTCCAAACTAAATCCATCAAGCATAGGTATGGCTGTGAACATGTATCGCCCAGTCAGTTCTTCTTTAGAACGCAGGCGAACGCGCATTGTTACGGCTTCAAGGAACGGATACTCCACCACGCTGAAGTGATGTCCGTAGCAATCCCAAGTCTGGCTATCGCACGGCATCCAATTCATTGTCGTGGTCGATACCTTGTGCATGAGTCTGTGCAGCGGCACGTTCCGATACACTGCCCCACACTCCAACATAACGTGACAACCCCAAGTACGACCGGGATGGCTCACTAGCCCAAACCACGCCACTCGCTCCCAGTCACTGTTACCAAACGTGTGTGGCTGAACATAACAATACGTATGTCTTGGTAACGGCCCTGCACTCGAATAAATCATTTCTTCTTACCACCCTTTTTTAATGTGGCGACTTCTTCGCGCAGCCGCCTGATCTCGTCGTGACATGCCCAAAGCACCCCACCTACGGTGAGGAACTTAAATTCTGTAGTTGTTCCAGTGTCATTGATCTCGTTCGGTAACGCACGAATCAAGTCCAAGATGTCTTCTTCAGTTTCCATTATTGGACTCTACTTCGGCACGATGAAGTCTCGTTTGACTTGATCGCGTACCAACGTCAGCAGTTTGCAAATCACGTGCGTCTGAGACTTGGTTTTACCGTTACGGTTCAGCGAGTCGAACTCTGCGGAGTAAATCTCAATGATGTCCCACCGCAGCACTTCCAACTTACCGTCATCGTCGATCTTCGCCCACACCGTTTCGGGCATGGCAATCTTCTTCACGTGTTCTTCGGGGATGATCAAGTATGCATCATCGTCCTCGACCGTCTCTTTCTTAATCTCACTCATGAACAATCTCCTTGGCTACGTTCATCCATTCTTTCCCATATTCAACATCTACCCAATCCTTGAACCACGGCCCACCTCTGGTGAAGTGAACGGCTTGCGGGTTCGGGCAATCATTTTTCGTATGCCACCCTTCCAGATAGTTGTAGGCAATCGGCAGATCGCCTATGCATGCGTCCCACAAGAACCTCAGTTGATGAAGGTACATGCCAGACTCACGGTTCACGATCTCGGGGGTGAGCGTCTTAACGTGTAAGTGTTCACAGTTCCACAGGATCATGCTCGACCAATTCTTACGCGGATACTGATGTTGCACCGCCCCGTCCATCTTCGTTGACTCTTTCGGCTTGTAGTCGTGCTTCACTACAACCACGCCGTAGTACGGGTTCATGTAGTCCTGCAACGCAGCGACATCACCTCGCCAGAAAAAGTCACAGTCCATGAACACCGCCCACCCCTTGTACCCTGCAAGGTGCGGCACGAGGAAACGGGTGAAGGAAAACTCTGTCGATGACAACGGGTCATGCTCACGCCAGTACAGGTTCCGTTCGCGCATCTCCTGTTGTTTGATCGGCTGAATCTCAAGCGGCACGGACGTATGCTTGAGCAGAGAGTGACGGCACACTTGGTACGCGATGTCTTCGCGGCTGTCCCAACCAATAAAGATTTTCATGTCTTCTTGATCCCCTGTGCTAGAGCAAGGAACTTCTCCAATTTCTGCACTGTGATTTCCGTGTTTCTCATTCCGAATACGATCCCGGCTTTCTCGGCGAGTTTGACCACGTTATATAACTCGCCGCCTTCCAGAGAACGGGCGCACTCTTCGCAGTGTGTTTTCTTACGTAGCCTTGGGTAAAGGTTGCAGTAGTCACAAGTCAGTTCCTTGTCCATCCACTGCCAGCCAAAACATATCCGCATCATGGCACGGTGGAATGCGTGGGGTTTTCGGGTTACTCCAAACTGCTGGACACCCTCCGCGCCCGGCAGTAGCCAACGGCCTAGTTCTTTCTTCTGATGCACAGATGTCATTTGCTTTCTCCCCTCATACTTTCATGTCTTCGCTAATCATGGCTCTTGCACCCATCTTGCGTCTGTACTTTTCAACTGTCTCACCTCAGTTTCCAGTTCTTCAATGCGAGACACGTACCATCTGATTCGCTCACGCATCTCGCGTATCTCTCTCTTGTAGTCGGTCGAAGTGTGAGTCATACGATCCCACTCACGATCCCAATCGTCATCTGTATTTTTCATACACCCTCAAATAGTTTCTTACGGCTTGGCCCCTTGTAATGGACGATCTTCGCATCGTCATGCTTGTGTTCCGGTAAACATCCATAAACTGATTCTGGTGCTTCCGCGCATCCGTACTTTTCTGCGTAGATACGCAGTGCTTCTTGATCGCCGTACCATTTCTTAAATTTCGGCTCTAGGCTGTTGAAGATAGACAGAATGTCTGCCCACACACCACCGTCTCGCGTAGCCACCATGCAACCCACATAAGGGTAAATATCTCCGATGGACTTGCCCTCGTATTCATCAAAGCGCAGCCCACGTTGCTCTATGTTGAACTTGTCATCGCCGTTGAACGACCGGCGGCAAAACGCAACTTGCGTCCCGCTCAGTATTTCTTCTACATCAATCTCGCTCTGGATGATCATGTCGGTATCGACATAAATGGCGGGGCGGTCGAGTTTCAGATTGGTGTATGCCATGGTACGGGCATACATAAGATTGTCGGTATCAATCTCCGTCTCGTAGCGATCAGTGATGCCCATCACATCCGGTGTATCGGTGTCGGTACACATGATGATGTCTGCGTCGGGGTTATGACGCAAGACGGACTTGACCATCTTCTGCGGGTAGGAAATGTCCTTGCCCACGTGGAAGAAAACGAAAGTCTGGCGTCGTCGTTGGCGTTCACCCAACATCACTTCAAGTTCTTCTTGGACTTGGCTCAACTGCAAGTCCCACGGCGCGTTCATGTTCTCGCGTTGGAAGATTTTGACACCGGAGTACCAGAGGCTTTCGTTGCCCACACGGTTGTTCCAGTACCAGAGTTTGTTGGCATCAAGAAGTAGAACATCCTTGCCCATCGCCCCTGCCAGATGCACGTTCGCGCACGAGGGCGAGATGATTACGGTACATATCTCCATGAGCGCAGCGACATTCTCCATGTCGAAAAAGGTATCGATGTGCGTGGTGATGAGACTTGGATGAAACCCATCGCCGTCTCTCTGTGAGTCCCCGTACTGTAAGTTGATGAACTTCAAATGCGGCTTGTCCAGTATCGGACGGAACGCTTCAAGCGGCACAGACTTGTGACCGCCGATGATCGGCGCGGTGCTTGTCCACGTAAGCCCTACAACGAAATCACCTTCGTGGAATCCATACTCTTTACGGAGCATAGCCACGCGCTCTGGATCGGCCTTGATGTAGCCAAACGTCACGCTCGGCGCGATATCTCGGACTGAGTTAATGAAGTATTTACCCAGAGAGGCAATCGGTATGTGCGAGTCGTGTTCGCTCATCTTCACTCGTGAGTTGTGTGAGATGAACTTGACGTTCTTCGCCTTGCACCCACGCTGAAAGAGGTTAGCCACGCGCAGGTCGATCATCACCGTGATCTCGTCTACTTCCTTGGCTAACTTTTCAATCAAAGACCCGTAAAGAATCTGATCACCGATGCCCTGCTCACACCAGATGATCGGGCGGCGTAGCCCCTTGCCACGCTCCCACTGCGGGTGCTTGGTGTGAAGTTTGGGAGACTTGAAAGACTTACTTCCCCATCGCCGCTCGTAGCCTTCCCAACCCTTTTTGAAGTCACCCATCTGCAGGGCTAGAAGTCCAACAGTCCATCCTGCATCGTCGTTGTGCGGCTCCAGTTGGGTAGCGATTTCAAAATGCTGCCGTGCTAGTTCCCAACGGTGCATCTCCCAATGGCATCGCCCAATCTGCAACTCGACTGCCGTGAGAATTGGTAGAGTGATGTGTACGTTAGTCAGAAGGCCAATAGCCTCGTCGTACTTGCCGCTCTCAGCCGTCTCAAAGCCCATCTTGTAAATGGCTTGTGCAAACTCGGCTAGGCTTTTCTGTTTGGTTTCTTCGCTCACCAGTAGTCTCTCCCTGTTCCACGCTTCGCTGCCCACTCAGGTGGCGGCACGTGCGCCCATGCTCGTTTACGCTCCCACTTCCACCGTCTCCACATATCAAGCATCCACCTAATCATGTTGGCTCCTGCGGTACGATTTGTAAGACAGTAAGCGGTATCGAAATGGCAGTCTTCCTGCCTTCGCGAGGATAGATAAGAACTCTACCTACTGACTCTAGCATCATCGCGTTGACGACACCCTTCTCGACTCCTTCAAAATCATCCATGACAAACACGGTTTTCTCGTGAATGATCTTGTTCAGCGGCTCAACATCCTGCTGACTCAGCCGACCATCAAGATAGACTAGGTCTACCTTCGCGTTCTTCTCAGCCATGTCAGAGAACATCTCATGCGAGGGCTTCTTGGGGTACTGAAAGATGTTGGGTACATCTAAATTGATATCGTTCGACACATCACAGGTGTAGATGTCCACCATACGATTACAGGCGAGGTTCATCGTCAAAGTAGACACGCCGATGAACGTGCCGACTTCTGCTATGGCATCGGGCTTGAAGAAACGAACGATGCGGAATAATTCTTCAGCATCACTCATCGGTACAGACCCAGTGTTGTAGTCAGCGCGGTATCGCAGTTGATTCTGCGCCACTATGATCTTTTCTATATCAGCCCACGGCAGGTCAACGACTTCCTCATCAATGATGCCCCACACGATCTCGCTCAGTCGCTTACGACCGATCTGTATGGTGTTCACTGGATGGCTCCCTTCAAGTCCTTGAGAACCTTGTTCTGGATGTCGTGGATGTCGCTGCTCAAGTCACGTACAACGAGTTTGAGGTTCCCGAACTTGTGCGGATTGAACGCATGCCACGCCAACGCGACGTAATCCATGTTGGTCAGTCGTTTGTCTTCTAAGCAACGTCTATACAAGTTAGACACGGAACGTGGCGCTTTTTCAAAATTTCCGTGGATCATGTCGTTGTATGCGTAGATGATCGTGGACTTACGATCTGGATGAGCCATCAAAGACAAGATAACTCCCGCACGGCAGGACGCCGTACTGACCCGCGCCTTGTTGGTGCTAGTGGCATGCTCGTCAAAGTAGTCGAGGTACTCACGCGCAAAGTTCTCAGTGACTTCGCTCTGCTCGACCGTGTGGCGGCTAGTGCCATACGGATACAACGCAGTTCTGATGAGCGCACCAATGATGGCCTGACGATTGTTTTCTACGCCACGACGAAACGCTAGGGATCGCGCTTTACCTGCATCGTAGTGTGCGAACGCATGCGGCTCGACGTTACGGGCGACGAGAAAAGGCAGCGAGACATTCGCTAGTTCAACAGCGTGAAGTCTATGCCACCCGTCGATCAACGCGCCTGTGTTATCGAATGAAATGGTTTGGGCTACATCGGTATCCCATGTGCCATTCTTCATCGCATCGGCATACGTCTGGATCACGCCCTTGAAGTCACGCCCCTTCTGACGAACGTGAACATTGGACAGATACTGACGCGCTTTCTTTGCGTCGATGGTCTCGACTTGATAAGTATACTTAACTCTTTTAGACATGATTAAGCCCTCTCACGGACAGTGATTTCACGGTCAAGATAGAACCGCGCTTTCTTTAGGTCTTCAACAGGATCGGTGTGCTTCTTACCTGCACGTACCACGTACTTGACTACGTTGCCTAAGCGGTAGTTCAAATCTTTGGCTTCGATGAAGTCGAGCGTCTCGACACCACCAGTCGTGTAGTGAAGCGGTTTGTTTACTATGTCGTTCTTGATCTCAGTTATTGCTGCAAGAATTCTTGACGGTTTGGCCTTGTTCTTGTAGTTACGAATCACAAGTCGCACTAGCGAATCTTTGTAACCCGTTTTTTCTTTGATTTCTTTGACCGACAAACCCGCAGTAAAATATCTGCGGATCACCTCTGACTTATTAACTTTCTTCCTACTCATTTCATTAACTCCTTCAACTGATTTACGTTTGACTCGTCTATAACTAAGGCAACTCCACCTGCTTTACGCACATCATCAAGATGCTTTAGTTGCAGCGCAGTCGGTTTGTTGCCATTTGCTTTACACTCTATAGCATAAAACAAGCCTTGTTTACAAACTAAAAAATCTGGGACACCAGAAGAAAAGAAACCAGTTCCCATCGGCATCGCGTAATACGCTTCCATCTCCATAAGAATTTTCTTTACCTTCGCTTTGACTTTGGCTTCAGGCGTCACAGTGGCTCCTTCAATAGGAATAGTTACTATTCTGACATTGTCATACCTCCACGTAATTCTTGAAAGAGGGGGGTGGGTAATACGAGACAGTAGTGCTGCTTGTACCGCCAACCTATGTCGATAAGCACGGGTGGGTAAGCGGCATCGTCGAACATCCACACCATCGCGTAATTTTCGCTAGGCTGATCTGTGATACTTGTGTGCCTACTACTCTGGTGAATCTTCTCCCAGTCATAGGCGTTGATTAGACCGACTATGACCTTGATCTCATTGGGTAAAGTGGCATCGGTAAACTCGCGCTTTACGTTTTCATCTAAGAAAATTTTATACAGACCGTCTTCGATGTTCGCGTAAGTGCGATACCCCTCGCCTATCTTCAGTGGCGTATAAGTTTTATATACGGACATATCACGCTACGTTCATGCTGTTCAAGATAAACATAGGCGATGTCGCTTGTGATTCCTTGCGACACGCTGCACCGATCTCAGGCCAGAACTTTTTGTCTCTCATGTCATCGTCGGTCGGCACAAGATTGTCGGAACCGATATGTGCCTTGAGCATGACGAGTTGTATTTCTAATTCTTTCCGTAAGTCGCTCGGCAAATCTTGCAGGCTCTTGTACCACCGCAACGGCATAGAGAACCCTACCTCTGGCATGTACGCGAAACTGTTTGCGTAGGGCAGATTCGACCCGTCACGGTACATATCAAGTGCAGCGGAAATCGGCACGGTGTTGGTCTTGCCCACGATCACGCCGCCACGTATCTGCGGAAAGAAAACGATCTTCTCGCCCTCAAGCATGGAGCGCACCGTAGCGAGTGATGCATCAAACTTCTCATCAGACTGCTTCATCGTGGTGTATATCGTTCTGATCTTGTCCATCAAGTTGAACGGGATGCTGCTCTTGTCGGCGTCACCCATGAACACCTTCAGCAGTGACTGAGAATACTCACGTGGGATGGTGACAGTCGGGCGACCGCTTAGACTACTGCCGTATGTATTATCCATAGCGTTATCAAGAATGCTACGCACGTGATCGCTCAGTGCTTGCTCAACAGTCAACACTGCACTGCATATTGAATGATGAACATCATGGCGACCCTTCGCCATTTTTTGCACGGCATAACGCTGCGTGTTGGTGCATAACTTCTCACCACCAAACCCGTACCTGTTGGTATCACGGAAGTTGTTATTAACGGCTTGAATGGTGAACGCAGTCTCGTCGTCACTACGCTCGTCTTTCGGTCGCGGGTCGTACTTGATGTTTGCAACACTGAAACCATGCACGGTAGTCAGCGTCATGTAGTGCTGCATATCAAGTTCGCTCCCCCAACTGTGAGTGAGCGGAGCAACAAAGTCTGCGACCCTGACGCGCCCCTCGGTCGCGCCGTAGATAGCGACAGCAATAGGCCATGTCGGAGAACGCACTGCTTCTTTCCGCAGTTTATCGTCATCCATCTTCGTGTTCGGCAGGAACATCTCGTCGATGTTCACCTTGATTGAATTTCTCTTAGCCATGACAACCTCCAATTAGTTTTCAATAACAATCTTGCGACCAACGGGCGGCTCAAAGTCCCTGTTGTGACTCGGCGGCAGCAGCCACAACACTGGGCAGTTCAACTCCCATTCGATGTTGTTCTCTACGTAGCCATCCGTGAACACGATCAGGAACTGTGGATCGACGTTGTTCTTCGTGATGTAGTCACTGACGCAAGACACCCTAGTACCGCCACCGCCCAACGGCTTCAGCAGCGTAGCGATGCCATCGTAGTTACCTTCAAACACCTGCTCACCATGCACCATCGTGTCCCACCACAACACGCGCATGCGCTCTGGTCTGCACGTTTCACAGATGGACGCGATCTCGCCACCGACCATGTTCAGCAGCGAGTCTCCGATGCTGCCCGATGTATCGTTAGCGATGACACCTTCGCAAATCGTCTCGGACTCCACGTGTGGCAGGAACAAATCATCAGTGAGGCGGCGTCGATTAAGTTTCGCCCAAGTCAACTCGTCTCGTCCTGCCGTGGCTGCGCTTACAAACTCGCGCAGTTCCTCACGCCAGTCCACCTTGGGAGCCAACACCTCAGTGATGGCACGGGGAGTCTTCACACCAAATCGACCTGCGATAATAGAACCTTGACTGATAGCCTCGTCGATCTCCTTGGATAACTGATCAGCGGCTTCGCCATCCATCGTCTCAGTTGATTCGATGTCATGCTCGTCGAGCGGCTGCATGTCGCTGACACTGTCAGAGTCGGAAGTATTATTAGCGTTGCCGCCACTCTGACCTTGCTGGCCGGAACCCCCTCCGTTGCCTTGCTGTTTCTGCTCCTGCTCCATGCGCTTAACCAAGTCATCCCATACTTGCCGCACAGACCAACCGTGATATTTGGGATCGTATAAGCCACCCTTCGGTAACTTCACCAACTCGGGTGCTTTCTGACTGATCTCCATGATGATGGCGTTGATCACAAAGTCCATCGCCACGTTGGCAAGGCGCGGGTTCTGCTTGATCAAATCCCTGTGGCGTGGAATATGCTTCAGCATCACGTGCCCGTTCTCGTGCAGCACCAACCCACCCAACTCGGCAAGACTCAACTTTTCGATGAAGTCTTTCCCATAGCGTTTGTTTAGACCATCTGTGTACGCTGTCGGAATTCCGACATCGACACTTGATTCACCCATCATGAGGATGCCCGAAAACAAACAAGTCTCAGGGTGCTTCATCAGTCGGATATGCACCTTCTTCAACTTCATTGTCGCCTCGTGCGTACTCACGGGGATTGTCTCTGCTACTGCGTTCATACAGCCTCCATTGTTAGTTGTTCAAATCAAGTCAGCAGTTGGTAGTTGCCGTCTTGCAGCCACTTAGAAATCTCAGCGTTCTTGGATGCAATAGGCGAGAGCCGCTTGCTGCCCATCGCCATCGTGAAGAAGACTGACTGCAACTCCTCAGACTTCGTTCGTCGCATGAACTTCATGAACTTGCTCAAATCGTCCTGCGTCTGGATAACGTCGATGGCGTTGAACATCATCATAAAGAGCGCGGCCTGTTTCTCTGGCACTCTGACATTGTCAGGGTCTTTGATAACATCCTCTGCCAACACCACCTCGTCCTTCAGCGCCAACACCGCAGCCAACTGTTTCGCACTCGGTACGCCAATCGAACCTGCCAGTGCCGCCATCGTCAGCGAATGACCTAACCTGCCACGGTTCACGATGTCGGGGTCGCAGTTAGCGAGTGATCGCGGGGAGCAAAACTGTTTAGTCCGATGCACGGGGATAAACACATGCTCGTTGTCCTGTGGAGTAATTCCATCCAAGTAACTCGCCATGACTGACGGTGTCATTTTGACGAACGCTCTCAACTCCATAGACAACCCTGCGTTAGTCGCCCACACCAACCACTCGTCCACGGTCGGCTTGCGAATGTTCAGCGTTGTGACACGGTTCGATGCGTGCGCCAACAGCGCGTTGCCCACACCATCTGTTGCAAGATTACCTGTCGCGAACACGATAGAGTCTGGATGCAGCACATAGTCCATCCACACCTTGTCTAGCGTGAGCCGTGCGCCAAGTTTCTGTAGCATCTTGTCGCCCTTGTCGTACTCGTCGATCATGATCAACTTGGGCTTGTTAGACTTCGGCTTGAGCAGCGACGATATGTATACTTCCAATTCGCCAGTGTCACGGTTCGGCGCACGTAGGCCCAACTCACCGTAGTCGATGCACGACCAATCAAGATATACGTGATCGTAAGCATCACCCAATGCTTCAACCAACATCTTGTAGAGCGTCGATTTACCAATCCCCGGCTCACCTTGGAAGTAATAGGTTTTGCTCTTGCCGTTCACCAACAACAACTTGAACGCCTCGGGGATACTGATGGCGTTGTTAAAGTTAAGAGTTTCTCGTTTCATGACTGATATAGCCTCCGATTGATTACGTACAAATCTGACAGTGTCAGAAACCAAACTTCTTCAGGATGTCATCGACGCTCTCCTTGACAACAACACGCTTGGTGTCATTGTTGCGTAGAGTTTCAATGTCCAACCCAGACACCACTCGTTCGAGTTCGGCACGTGCCTCCTCCAAGCGACCGTCCTGTGTGACGTTGAAGTCTTTGAAGGTCTCGCACATCTCCTGTGCCCGCTGCAACGTGGTGTCGTACAACTTGCGCTTCTTGACTTTCATCTGACCGTCTTCGATCACGGTCTCGGTGTCGCAGCAGTGTGAGAGCGACTTCATTACATCAACCATCTGCTCAACCTGCTTCTGGTAGATGTCTTGCACCAAGTCCTTGGCTTGCCGCTCGTAGTGTTGCGCTAAGTCATTGGCTAGGTCGTTGCTTATCTGACAACGGAAGTCACCGACTGGGACTTCTGCCGTAAAAACTTTCACCTTGAAGCACGACATCACCTCGTCCACAGGTGGGTAGTCCGTAGCCTTGAACATGTCACCTTGAACAAACGCCTCGTTAGACACGGCAGTGGTGTAGACCTGCCGAAACTTGTCCTTGAGTTCTTCAGTCTTGGCTTGACGCTCCTCGACCTGCTTCATGAACCCGACGATGCGCGGCGTTGGCAGGAACCGCCACCGACCCGACCATGGGTAAGTTTCACGCTCGACAAAGTTGTACCAAGTCTGCCGGTCGTTCAGCACGGCACGATGCTCGTGAACACCTGCAAGAAGTTTCTTAACGAAACGCCCTGCGTCCCTGTCGGCCTTCTTCGCCGTGGTGACTTCGTCGCTGATCTCGCGATCCTGCTTCGTGCCAGTCCACACGCTGACCTCGACGTTGACCAAGATGCCCGATGTAGCAAGCGAAACTACGTGGTCGGGCTTTTTCAGTAATGAGTTCGTTTGAGATTCCATTTGCTCAGCCTCCTGACTCTGTCAGAGTCGTAAGTATTTACAGTTCATTAGAGTCGGGCGGTGTGCAGTCCCGCCCCGTTTGTCACTACCACATGACAAGAATAGTATAACACAACTTAACAATTAAATCCAGAACAAACACTATCGGCGTTACGCATAATTCGCTTTTAGGTACGGTCGCCCGTTGGGCGATATCTCGCCACGCTCCATGTCGCGCTGATAGTTCAGATAGTCGATGACCAACTCTGGCGCACGTGGGTCATGTCCCCCAATGTTCCACTGAGTGATGTCCTCGACCGTCTGGTCGTACTTTTTCCAGTCGTAGATGGTCGCGACCACGCGGTCGGTGTAGCCATCGTCCTGTGGAACTTCAAAAACCAACACCCACTCAGCCTGTGTCTTGCAGCCATCCCCTTCCAGTGGCTCACCGAACGCAGCGACCAATTCGCTGTAGTCGGCACGGACGTAGCCCTGTAGGCTCGTGCCATTGGCATCCGTAAAAAAGATGTCTTGCGGATAGACTTTCATACGCTCAACCTCCTGCCGTATCTTGGCTAGTTCAAGTTCTAACTGTTGAATTTCGTCCTCTTGACGCTTGTGGTCAGCCCACCAATCGTCCATGTCGTTTTGCAGAGTCATGCCTCATCCTCCGCATTGGCCTCGTACAACTCCGTAAACCCATTGGCACGTGCCATGTCTGCGACCTCGGCCTCGCTCATGTAACTAAGACAAGCCGCGATCACGGTGTCTTTATCCAAGACACCTTCTTCAAGCATGTCGAAAATCTGGTTCGTTACCTTACGTACTTGCCATATGTCATTCTTGATCATTGATGCACCTCATTAAAAATGTCCAAAGCCACATACGTCCGAACGTCACTGTCTGAACGAATGAACTCCTTGTCTGAAGCCCGTAGCATGGTGTCGATGTTGGCAACTTCCCTATCGCCGTGTGCAGTCACCACGTAGTCGAGTCTGGTCAGAAAATGCACCTCCTCAGTCAGCCCGTGGATGGTGGCGTGATCCGACCTCATCTCTCCGACGTAGAATTTAACTCTCACCTCACACCTCCTCGCCAACGGCGTTGACCAACGGACGGCTAACGATCTCAAACACCTCGTCCTCGTCGGTGTCCTCGCTGATATCCTCGTCCTCACGCATCTGCGCGACCAAGTCATCGCGATACTGCTGCGCGTCCTCCATGTTGCGGAACACTGCCTCTATGGGGTAATCAGCGTCATACCCATAGCCCTCGTCGCTTACACGCAACAACACATAAACATAATTAACCACGCTCATCGGTAAAACCCTCCCTTGTTGTTGATGCCTCTGACCTCGTCAGCGTTAGCAGGAACGATGTAGTTCGACTTGTGCAACGGCACGATGGTGTGCTTGCGCTTGCGTGCCTCGCGCTCCCCGCAGGGTAGGCAGGTATCGAAACCCGCCATGCTACGGGCATGCGGTACGCGCTTCGCCCAACACTTCGTGCATAACTTTTCCATACCATTCTGCGACATATGCTGTGTTGCCTCCGTTTTCTACGTTGTAGGTGCTTGGCAGGTTCATGTTCTGACAGTGTCAGAGTCATGAGTATTTCCGGCCCGTCTCGCTCTCTCCATTCTATACATAGTATAACAAAACTTGACAACTTAATCAAGTGGATGAGGCAACGGCGATGGGCTTGCCGAGCGAAAAGATTTTGGAATTTAGTGGTCACTCTGGCCGCACGTGTCAGCGTGGTATAAGTGTTGCTCTGACAATGTCAGAACTAAGTGTGTGCCTGAACACACCGGTAATTGTGTCGGCGTGGTAATCCAATTGCGTTAGCGATGGCTTGGGGGGTAATGTTCCGCAAAAGTGTTCCGATGTTCCAGCGTGTTCCACAAAAAAAAGTTGTAATATTCTTCACGGGTGCGACGTTCCGTAGTGTAAGCGAGTGTAGTAAGTTATTGATTATTAAGAAGAAGAAAGAAGAAGAAGTTATATTATGGAACAGAAAATAGTATAAGTGTTCCATGTTCCACAGTTTTGGGAATAGGGGATACGGATTGCCGAAAAAATTTTATTTACAAACTTGCGGCGTGCCATGAACGGTATCTAACTTTGTCCCCTTAGCCCCTCTTGGAAAACGTGGAACATTGGAACAAACCGTGTTTTTGTTTTATTTATCAAAGGCTTGCGTGTTCCACGACTCTGGAACACGTGTGGAACAGATACGGAACAGTCTGACACTGTCAGAGTGTTGACTTTCAAAAAGTTATGTGGTAGCCTTGGGCATACCAAGGCGGTTGGTAAAAATTAGGCTTTCGCCTTCGCCATACGCTTTCACCTTGCCCTTCGGCTTTACCCTTTTCCCTAGGAACTGGTTTCTAAGAACTGGTATCCAGTAGAACTGGCTTCGTAGGAACTGGCCTCACGGCGTGAACCGAGGCCGTTCGGGCACAAAAAAGCCCCGACAAGGCGAACCCTGTCGGGGCGTGGTTCAGAATCTGAACTCGTGTTGCTTTGGTCGGTTCTCGTAGCGGAACTCTAATC